TTCAGCACCCATACCCTATAAAATCACGTTAGGCCCCTCTAGGGGGCCTCTCTGTGGCTCTCAGGCTACCTGAAGGATGTGAAGCTAAGTTTCCCTTCAGATATCATGGGACGCTTCACTTTATTGGGGTTGGACACGTTGTCCATGAACTTGCGTAACTCAAGGTCCAATAGGTCCTGTTTGTGCGCTTGTTCCCCTGCAACCTCGTCTCTATTCATCTGTTCCACGAAGTAACCCACGGCCATGCTAAGTGCATCTAGTCGGTCATCGTGTCTCAGGGAACCCTTATCGGTTGTGATGCGTGTCATTTGATAGATCAGCATCTTGTGGAACCTAATGGCTTGCTCATACTTCTGAGCGGTCCTGTAGTCTTCCTCGATCACCTTGGGGTCGAACACGAGTTTGTGTCGCATCATCACAGGTTCTAGGGTGTCGATAATACGGCGTTCCTTTTGTTTACTGTGGCGTACCTCTTCGATTAACACAGGGTGTATCTTACCGAGTACAGGTTGTAGTAGTTTCATGAACATACCATCACCAAAGTTACTCTCGATCACAACGTGATTAACCTTATATTTTTTTGCGATATGGCTGAGTTCAGTAAGCGTGGTTAACAGTGCCAGAGAAGTCACTAAAGACATCCCCTACGTTCATAGGTGGGTACATACGGTCCCCTCGCATAGCTGCGTTGGGTAGCTCGTTCAGTGCGCGGTCCTCTAGAGGTCCCCAAGTTAAACGCAAGGGTCCCTGTTCATTGTCTACGGACATAATGATCAAGTCTCGTACCTTGAGTGGGAACCGCTCCATATCGGATAGCTGGGTCGATAGCATGAACTGCATCGCAAACCCTGCCTTACCGTAGGACGCCTCACGTTCCAGCAAGTCAGTCTCACCGAACCGCTTGGGGTCTGTGGGGGCTGTAGGTTCTAGATCGAGGTTCTTAATGAATTTAGCTAGGCTCTCACCATACTTATCCATCTCTTCAGCCTTAGGCATCCTCGCTGGCCAAATCTGACACTCGTATCCACGCTCAGGTAACTTAGAGTACAAACTATCCTCAGTCTGAGGTGTACCCAAGAACACCACGCGGGATGTGTCACGCATCTGCTGTGTGCCTGAGTTGTTCAAGACCTCGATATCGTCCGCTACGATCAAGTCAGCACGAGACCCTGTGATCTGTGAGGTGATACCCACGGATTTAACACTAGGGGACTGCGAGGCTGTCGATGGGCCTACGTCAAAGCTGATCTTAGACTGACGTTGTTCTGATCGGGGCTTTAGGTACTCTAGGCCCTCTAGCTCCCATATGAGACGCTGACAGAATGTAGAGAACGCATCAGCACGTTCTTTAGACGCCGATACAACAAGTATCTTAGCTTCGGGGTCTTTAAGTAATCTCCAGACAACGTAACCCGCTGTAAGGTGTGATTTACCTACCCCACGGAAAGCCTGAATGATGGAACGCTTGGGTCCATGCTGCAAGTAGTCTGCGATATCTAGCTGAACTGGGGTTGGTTCTGGGAGACCTAGGTGTTGGTGGATGTAGTAAACAAATATCTTAAAGTCTGATCTTATTTTTTTGTGAAATGGTGTTTCAGGTATAGCCATAATTATCCTTAATCAAAAAAAGAGGTCCCCTAAGGGACCCCTAATTTTTTTATGTTAAGTCTACGATCTCACAAGACCCACCAGTACAGGCGAGAGTTTGTGACCCAGAAGTGTTGTCTTCCTTTTCGTATTCTTTGAGTTTTGCCCAATCAATGCTATCAGGCATATTAGACAGTAGCTTTTTGTAATCGGACTTACCAATCTCCTCGTAAGGAGCCTGTTGATATGTGTGTTCACTGTAAGGCAAGAACGATACACCAGACATCTCGTCAAAGTTCTTGTAGACAAATGCACCTACCTCAAACCATTCGTCAGAACGGACGTTGATAGTCACAGATGGTTTATGCTCACACCATGAACGCTGATAGGCCAACCACATCTCTAGTTGGTCAATCGCAGACATATCTGAGGTTACCACAGCATTATCAGGAGCCTTCTGTGGGAAGCTGAAGACCATAGTTTGGTCTGGCTTAAACACATCAGGTTCTGACGGGATACGTTGATCAACCATGAACTGTGTCAGAGGGTCTTTAATGTCACCACGAACACGGCGAATATAGTAAGGACTATGCCGTGCGTGAATCCCACTCGCGGAGTCACACAATTGTGAAACCGTACCACTTGGCTTATTGCAAGTAATAGCTGCGGATACAGGGATGCCTAGCTTGTCAGCCCACATCTTATTTGTTTCCACAGCGATCCACTTTAGATGTTCAAGTGTATCATTCAGTCCTTTGTTCTTCAGGTTCATTAATGGGTTATCCATTACCCCTGTGAGTGACACACCGAGCAACCGTTCTTCGGCTGTATTTCGTTGCCACACTTTACGCAAATATGGGAACTGTATGAAAGTGGACTGAATAGTTCCGAGAATAGTTGCAAGTCGAACTTTTCGTTCCAAATCTTCAATATTGTCTGTAGCACGAACTACGACCTCCGTTAGGTTGCAAAACTGATATGGGCGCAAAATTATTTCCGAACACGGATTAGTTCCGAAATCGTAAGAGTCATCCCTGCGTCCATTCTTCTTAGCTTGTTTCTTTGATGCTTCACGATTGAAGATACCACGCTCACCTGAACCACTCTCTACAAGAGCCATCCACTCACGCATAAACGAGAGGCTGTCTGGCTTTTCCGTGTATGACACAGAGTTATTAGCCAAAGCACGTTGTGGGTCGTTCTCCCACCACTGCCCTGATTTAGCGTGACGCATCCGATCATCTGAAAGGTTGGAGAGACTGATCATTGCCGAGCGGCGTACACCACCAACAACAACAACCTCACCGATCTTACACATCAGATCATGGCACTCTAAGGATGACAATTTACGACCAGCGGATTTCTTAAAGACACTAACAACGAAGTTGAATAGATCGACAAGAGGCGCTGGGCCTGACGCACGGCCACCAAAGGTTTTAAGTTTGGCTCCCGCTGGGCGAACCTTAGAGACATCCCAAGATGGAATTTCACCAGAATACAAAAGAGCAATCAATTGACGTAGACCTTTTGCCCAGCCCTCTTTGCTATCTTTAATGATAATAGTTGTGTCACTATCGAACAGTAATTCAGGAACTTCTGGTAATTTATTAATGTACTGACGTTCTACTGAGAACCCCACTCCCGTGCCACACAATAGGATAAACATGGCTTCATCGAATGATTTAGGATCGTCAACTGGTAGATATGAACAGTTATAACCTGCGGTGTTGTCCCGTTCTAAAGCGGGTCCTGAAGTCATCAAGGCCCTCATAGAAGGCATAACGTCCAAGCTAAGGATAGCCTCACGGATGTCTTTGATTGCCGACTTGGACAAACCGTCCGTGCCTTCAAGAGTTTTACCGACAACATTCTCGATATAACGCTCGACTGTCTCACCCCAACTTTCACGGCGTTGCTCATCATCGAGCCACCGCGCATAACGGGATGTGTGAATAAATGCTTGATAGTCTGTAGGTAGATAGTTGTTCATTCGCCACGGCCCCGCTGGTCTTTATCTTCTTTAAGCCAGACCATTCGATCAATATCAGAACGAGTAATTCCAATATCTTTCAATTCACGATCTGAAAGTCTGTTTAGGATTTTGATTGCTGTTCTGTGTTCTGACCACATGACGCAGTATCTCAAAAATCTAACAATGATGTTATTTACAAACCTTGTTTTCATCGGTTGTCACCTGAGCCAGCTAAGGTCCCACGTTTCTTACGTTCCGATAGTTTCTCAAGGTTCATTTCAGCGGTGCGGTCTAGGCTTTGACCTAAGTCCTGTGAAAGGACTGCAAGATACCAAAGAACATCACCAAGCTCTTTAGCGATTTCCAAAAGCTGGGTATGAGATACGGTATTCGGGTGGGTATATTGCAGTCTCTATTGCCTTACGTTGATAAAAAGCGAGGTCCATTATTGCTCCTAAGTTTGGGTTACCTAGGAACGGTGATTAATGGCCTCTAGTTGTAGTATTCTTCACTATCGAAATCAGGCAAGGCTTGCATCAATGCAGTAAGCCCTTCGTTATCTGACGCGATAGCTTCGATATTATTGTCCTTGAGAAACCTGATAGCTGTAGACAACTCAGCGGCACTTGCCTCTCCACTCTCGATACGAGTGAGGAGGTCAGCCGCGATTGCAGCGTGTAGGTTTCCTAGTAATTCTTTTGATGCAGACATTTTATCCTCCTGCCATCTTTAGTGCAGCCTCACGGGTCTCTTTGTTACGCCTGAGCCACCCACGACCAAATGTGTCAAAGGTGTTAAGCCTACGGTAAAACGCTTCACGCTCCGCTGCGTATTGTTC